AAATTCCACGCTAGAGGGATAAAACATACAGGCTTTGTTGGGTCCAACTCTTTTAGCTTTTCAATACCATAAATTGGCACGTTAACTCCAGGACAATATAGACCTTGCTTCAGTGGGTTTTCATCGATAGTGAAGTCAGGTCCTATGCCTGCAAAATTCATCAACGTATTACCTTTTGCTGGTGCACCGAAGCCGACAACGGGAATGCCTTGCTCACGATATCTCTTTATCACGCCTGAAAAATACACTGCAACTTCCTGACATTTTTTTGCATATGTTTCGTATGTTCTGGTATCATAAAGACCCTTCTTGGTTTCAAGTTCAATTAGATTTTGAATAGTCTTTGGTGCTCTCTTGTACTTTGAAATGATAAAGATGTAGCTCATTCCATGCACAGGAGATTTAACAACATCAATCAAGTTCAAGCCAGCACGTTTACACAATGCATCAATCGATTTGATGTTATAGAACGACAGATGTTCATGATAAATGGTGTCAAACTCACCATTCAAAATCATGTCGCATTGCGAGGTTGTAGCAAATAACAAACTTTCGTTGTGCATGTTCCTACTGATGTTCTGTAGAAGTTCAAGCTGGTTGAAGTTGTGTGCGAATGCGTTTTGACAGGTGATAACGTCGAATTTGCCTGGCCATTCTTTTCCAGTAAAATATCCACAAACGACCTTGTGCCGCTGGGAAGAAGTAGCGAACAAATTTTCTGCTGGGTCCACACCATAAGTTTCTGCTCCTCTATCTTGAAATGAATTAAGTTGACTGCCATCATTACAACCAATATCCAGAACAGTAGATGGCATAGTTCCGAATTTCTCTTTTGCGAATTCTGCAAACCAATCAAAGTAATCTAATTGTGTTTTTGCAGTACCTGAAACATATGCATAATCCTTAAACATTAAATCGGGATTTACACGATGCGTTAATTGTACATGAAAACAATGTTCGCAACGATTGATTGCAAGCGGAAAGTAAGGCTCAGGTTCGTCAACAGACTTTTTATAGGAGTTTGCTAAGGGTTGTTCATTCAAGTCTAAGACCTTAACTAAGTCCCCACTTCCGCAAGCAATACAATTTTTGATTTCTTCACAATCTTTTATCATACATCCAACCATCTTGTATTTTGTAGGTACCACTCACTCACTTGTTTGATTCGTTCAGACAGAGCAATCTTTGGTTCCCAACCAAGAGAACGCATCAAATCACCATCTAGTGCATAACGCAAGTCGTGACCGGGGCGACTTGAATGAAAGTCAACCATCTCATAGTTTAATTCTTTGCCTTGTGCGGCTGCAATCATCTTAGCAAGAGAGAGGTTATCGACTTCTTCTCTACCAACAATGTTAAACTTTCTACATTTAGCCCAACCATAATCACGTTCAACTTCAGGATTTTTTTGAAGTAGGAATAACAATGCTTCAGCAACATCGGCCGCATGAATATAGAATCTACTGCCGGCTCTTGTGCGGGTGCTATCGGAGTGAATGAATACCTTTTCACCCTTGCGAACCTTGTTGATACACAACGGAATAAATTTCTCAGGTGTTTGTCGTTCACCGAATACGTTCATTGTGTGTGTAACCATCATTGGCATTTTATATGTGTTTTCATATGCAACACAGAATTCTTCTGCTGCTGCTTTTGATGCAGAGTAAGGATTGGTAGAATTATACCTGTCACGTTCTTTATATGCAACACCAGGCGGTGCGACACCAAAGATTTCATCTGTACTGAAATACAAGAACATTTCTAGACTATCCAGTCTACGTGCATATTCTAGAAGATGTGCAGTTCCTACAGTGTTATCTAAAATAAATTCCATTGGGTGACTGATAGACCTATCCACATGAGAGGATGCGGCAAGGTGAAGAATATAATCTGGCTTACCAATAAAGTTAGCCACTAAAGGATTAATCTCTGCCTTCAAATCATGAAATACAATATTAACTCGTTTCTTGGTCTGTGCATCATATGAATCTAAAACCTCATGCAAACGATTTAAATTGCCTGAATAATCCAATCTGTCAAGAGTTGTAATTCTCCAATCAGTTTGCTTAATCAACAAATCGATAACGTGGTGTGCAATAAAGCCACAACCACCAGTAATTAAAACATGTTTACTCATTAATAATTTCTCCTGTTGGTGCAATAGCACCTTCTAGTCCTATAGGGTCAATTGTTGTACAATTGTATTTGTTTAAATTTTTGTAATAAGAATGCTCAACGTCTATACCGTATTTTGACATATCATCAAGAACATTATACAGTTCCACTTGAAAGGTGTCAAGTAAATTATAGTCCATGTGCCACAATCTCAATTCAAATATTCTATCTACACCGGCAGCTTCTTGGTGAGACTTCGGCATCCATGAATCAACAGTAGGTAAAAATACAAATGAATCTTTGAATTCTTCTTTGAAAGGAACAAAGTTATCGTTTAGTTTGTATCTTCCGGACATTTTATAGATACGTTTAGCTTCTACTTGATTCTGTTTAAAAAAGTTTAGAAATAAAATAAAACCTAAAGTTTCAGCTAAACTTCTTTGCCCAGATTCCGAAAGCATTTTTACGTCATGATGATTGCCTGCAAAAAAGAATTTTACACCCATCAAACCAAGAGTAGCGATATATTCACTTTTTGGTAAATCATAAGAAGTGTCAAAAATATATTTGACATTGTTTGGACAATACTTGTCAATTGACTTTATTGTCTCTACAGTTTGTTGAAAACGTTCATCATTGTTAAACACTGATAATTGTTTAACATTCAATGCAGAAGAAATAAAAAATACACCATCAACCATAAGTTGCCTCGATTACTTTACGCCACTCTGGTACTCTATCATACTGGTGAACAATTGTAAAGACTTTTCCTTCAGAAGTACAAACTTTGCCATCTATCATTTGCGGCTCTGCTTCTAAGAGATATGGACGAAAAGATTCAATCTTAGATGGGTCAGCAGTAGTGCCGAGTTGTGCTGCCCAACCAGATTCGGAGGTCATATACAGACTTGTATCAATATATGGTGACATTGAAATCATCACATTGAAGGTTGATTGGTCACAAATAGGAATTGGTCGATTGATTGCAGAAAGAAAGATATTCATGCACATATCTTTCAGTGCAGTTGCTTTGCCGCCTAAGACACCGACATTGTAAATTTCATTGTCTTTGAATTGTTCGTAGATGAAAGGTCCAAAAGTCTGCAACAGGTTTTCATTACCCCATGGTTCATCTTTGTATCGCATACTCTCAGATGCGAACACCATATTTTTGCCGTCTAGATTATTTTCTAGCCAAGTCATTGGGTCTTTTTGAAATACAACATCTTTCACATCGGTCGTAATTGCAAACCGATATTCTTTGTCTTTTAGATAGTTGTAGATATGAATGAACCGCTCGACATGTACAGGAATCTTACCATGTTGGTAGACCAAATCACCCTGTTCATTTTGACCGAAGCCGATGACATGGACGCCTGCTTCGATTACTTTTTTTACGGTTTCTTTGTCGGCATTCATCATGACAAGTACAATGTCACCAGTGAAGCCTGTTTTGTTGATTGAATTCACCCAATATTTGAGTGTGTCCCATGTATAGCCGGAACTGCCGCCGATAATCACATCTTTCATAATAAACTCCTTAAAATTATATAGTCATATTATTGACCTGGGGTATCTTTCTTATACTTGTTTACCAGTTTGTCTGTTCCCCATTGGCCTGCGCCAGCAACAGGTAAGATATCTGGGTGTGGTGATTTCTTTTCTTCACTCACACTTTTATGTAGTTTAACACCAGTTACTCTCTGCACGGTTTCCCATGCATCTTTATGTCTCTTATTTTTCAAATGGTCATCAAATTCTTTTTTTTCTTTATCGTTTGCTTTTTGTTTGAATTTGATAAGCTCCATAATACCAATATTGCCTGCGTATGCGGCTTCATTTAATTTTGTGTATTCTTTGAGTGATTTCATTTTGGTGCCAATTCTGGATATTTTTTATGCATTTCTTCTTTCGATAACTCATGCATATCTTTCCACATCTTTGCTTCTTTTTTAGTTTTTGTTGTTCTGATATGACGCCCATTTTCATCATGCACATTATATTCAACATCAGCCGTAGTTCTTCCACGATAACTTTCTTTTTTAGTTATCGTTGCTTTTTTTTCTTCTGCAATGAATGTGCTAAATGATTTCATATTATCCTCTTGTAAGGTTCAATATTTTTTGTATTTGCGACTCAATAGCTGGCTTGCGATTTGGCCATTTAATGATTGGTTGGTCAGCAGTTTTCAGTAACTTTGTGAGAAAGGGTAAAATAAGTTTTTCAACTTCCTTCAGTCTCTCTTTGTATTCTTCTACTGTTTCTTCTTTTTCTGCTATGACTGCTTCATAGTCGGCATCATCTTCAGCAGTGAAGCCAAAGTCATCATCACCATATTCGGCCATGATGGCTGTTAAATCGTATTTCTTTTCCATTATTTGTTCCAAGCTTTTGCGGCAGTGAAGTTTGCATGACTGAATTCTAGTCTGTCAACCAACTTTACTGCGGTTCCTTTTAGTTTATCAACAGCAACAAAACCTTCAGGATTGGTAATTTTAAAACCATCATCAGTTTTCAAGAAAGAACCTGTGACTTGTTTCATTTGCTGAAGCTTTTTAATAATCATATTCTTAGCATCAACAAGGTCATTCTGTAAATCAAATATCTTTTTCAATTCTACAGCATTATTTCTGAAGAATCGAACCATTTCATTTTTCTCTGCTTGCCTTTTCAGTTTAGTTTCTTCTTTTTTGGCAGCAATTATTTCTTTATTATATTTGTCCTCAATCCATTTAATTAACTCATTTGTATGTTTCATAGTATCTACTATAGATTCACCTGAACGCACTTTTGTATTATTGAATGTCTTGATATAAGTTAGTATAGTATCGGATGCAGAGATTCTATTCAGTGTCATTGAATTGATTTTCTGAAATGTTTTACCTGCATCAGATAGAATTTCGGTTATCAATTTTGTTTCTGATTCTGTAAACGTTGCAGTACCTGAAGCATCAATAAAATATGCATCACGGAACCAAACATCTTTTGTTGGCTTCATTCTACCAATATCGATGTTGAATGATGCCTTCAAATCAGCAATTGTTTTACCTGTATACGCGGTGTGAAATACAATACCCATCTGAGCCGCAAGCATAGACTTAGCTAAATTAGCTTCGGAGGGCACGGCATATACAATTGTATTCGGTTGAAAGGTAATATACTTTTGACCGTCAATAGTTTCAGCCTTGATATCACCCTTACTGAACATCATATCACCTTGAAGTACACCTTCAATGCCAATTTTTGGCAAGTATCTAAGTGCAACTTTGAGTTTTTTGTTTAAACCTTCAGAAGGATGATTATTATCAATATCTTCTTCAGTGTAGTTTAGTTTAGGATTGGCATTGAATATGCCCTTTGTAGCTACAAAGAATTTACCATTTTCAGGATTTGTACCAGCAAAAACCGCTGGCGCACCATCCCACTTTGTCGTTACATTGACTTTCGAATCGGAACTACCAGCAAGCATGTCACGCAGGGAGCGTAAAAAGTTAATAGCATCTCTTGCACCAGGAACACCACGGTTCAGAACTTCATCCTCGATGTGTTCAAGGTGTACGTTCTTTCCTTCTTTCACCGATTCATTTAAAAATTGTTTGAACTTCATAGAAGACATTTGTAATTTGCTTTATTTGTTATAATGTTAACGCTTCTACCATCTATGGGAGCAATATTATAATCTGATGAGTTTCTAGGTAAAGAGAATTCTATGGTAAATGTGAATTGATACCCTTGAGCACCAATTCTTCCTTTGGATTTTTCTTCAGCATCCGCTTTAGTTACACCTTTAGATTGGCAACGAACACGCGCCGTTATCTTACATGCATCCTCAAATTTAGGAACAAGAGGCATTCCTATTTTGCGAAGTCTTTCGTTAATACCAAGTGG